TGTCCAATAATTGCGTCTGAGTATCCAGCTGCGGGTGTGCTTGGCGGGAGGCCTGAGAAAGTCCATTCTTCTGTGTTACTAACTCCTGTGCTTCCATTGTAACCACCAAAAGCTAATGCTGAAGTGTTGTTTGCTCCAGTTCCAACTAAAGAATTTCTAGCAGTCGCCAAATTATTTACCTCTGTCCAACTACTGCCATCCCAAGATTCAGTATTAGCAGTTCTTCCTGGAGGTATGGTTCCTCCAAAAGCTAAAGCAGAAGTAGAAGTGTTATCACTTCCCCCTAAATATCCCCTAGCTGTATTTAAATCTGATACTTCAGTCCAACTAGAACCATTCCAAACTTCAGTGTTTGCAACATCTGTAGTAGTGTATCCACCAAAAAATAAAGTTGCAGGTTGTAGCCCTGAGGCTGCTCCTGCATTCCTTGCAGTATTTACTTCTGCAATTTCTGTCCATGAACTTCCATCCCAACTCTCAACATTATTTACTCCAGGATTAGGGCCTCCAGCGATTCCTAAAGCTGCTGTTTGAGTTCCTGTTCCTGTTATAAGCTGTCTTGCTGTATTTAAATCTCCAACTTCTGTCCATGCAGAACCATTCCAACTTTCGTTAAGTGCTGAATCACTAGGTAGAGATGGATGAATACCACCAAAAGTTATACCCGCAGTGTTATCAGCTCCTGCTGAACCTGTATTTCTTCTCGCTTGATTTAAATCGGCTACTTCAGTAAAAGCTGTGCCGTTATAACTCTCTGCATTACCATAATAACTACCTCCATTATTACCACCAACACCTAATGAAGATGTTTGAGTTCCAAATCCTGAAAAATTATTTCTAGCTTGATTTAAACTACCACCACTAGACCATACTCCTGCATAAGGATTATTAATTAATTCCTGTGCATATGGAACTGGATCTGATGAAAGGTTTTGTATTGGAAAACCCTGTATTTCTTTATAGTTAGCCATTGCTATTATTTATCCTTTAATAGCCAACCTTGAGTCGAGTCTACGTAAACCAATGTAAAACCTGCTCTCTCGGTTGACACTGTTAAATCTGCTGCAGAACCCTGTATGTTGTGTGAGTTTCTCCCAATAGTTAAATTGTTTGTATCAAACGTACCTGCATAATCTATAAAACTTATTTCATCACCAATCGTTGCTGATCCAGGTAATGTTGCTGTGAAAGCTGCTGATGATGTATCACAGAAATATCCTTCACCTGCTACTGCTGTAAAGCCAGTTGTTTTTACTGCTTGCCAAGATGTTCCACCAGATACTTCGCCAAATGATAATTGACCAACACCTGTTGCACCTGATCCTGTAACTGATTCTACTTTTAAAAATCTATCAGCTGTAACGTTTCCTGTTGGAAACTTAAGTGTGTATGATTGACCAGCTGAGTGTGCTGGTGATTGTAATTTAATACCATGTGAATTTGCTTCACAATTTAAAATCAATGTACCAGGATTTGTGTTACCACCAATTTCAACAGCACCTGTACCATTTGGATATAAATCTAAATCTCTGTTTGAAACTGTAATGATTTGATTATTGTTTGTATCTAAGTTACCACCAAGTTGAGGTGATGTATCATCTACAACATCTCCACCTGTTTGAATTTCAATAATGTCTGGGTTAGTGCCATCATTTGCTGATGCTTGCACCATTGCTGTTTTTTTGTTTGTAGTTGAAAAAGTAAATGTATCACCAGATCCTGACACATATTTAAACTCTACTGTGTAAGCACCTGTTGTTGAATTTTTTAAAATATAAAATGTTTCTACATCTAAAGGAATTGTTACAATTTGATTTCCTGTAATTGTACCTGTGAACTCAATAAATCTTTGTTGAGCTGTACCAGTTGTAGCTCCGTCAGCAACTGTTAATGCTGTTGTTTGTGCTCCTCCAGCGATTGAAACTTGTGCAAAGCCACCCGTTAACTGAGCAATCAGATCTAAGTTTGCGTTAGTTTTTGTTCCCCATGTACCGGCATTTTCGCCAGTAGCCATTTTTTCTATACCAAGTGGTGTATATGTTGATGCCATATTAAGCTGCTTCTCCTGTTACGTCGTTATAACTGGTATTTGATCCAGTTGCAACATCTGAATACGATGTATTCGATCCTGTTGGAACATTACTATAAGACGTATTTGAACCAGTGTCAACATCCTCATAAGCTAAGATAAATAGTTCTCCTAATGTAGATGTTACTGATTGGCCTGTTAATCCCATGACCTGATCAGCAGGATCTATTGTACCAACATTTGAGCCAAAAGAAACACCAGATAATCCCATCACTTGATCAGCAGGATCTATCGTTCCTACAGAGCCACTGAAAGAAACACCTGTTAATGGAATAGCTACTGAACCTGTTCCTTCTATCTGACCTAAACTAAACTCTGCTTCTAAACCACCTAAAGATACATCTTCGTTTGGTGCAACTGCTGTACCTTGTGCTGATGTAATTTCAAAACCAGTTGGTTGAACTAAAGTTCCAACAAAGGCTATTGAATCACCTAATGTAGAAGTTATTGATTGACCTGTTACTGATACATCTTCGTTTGGTGCAACTGCTGTGCCTTGTTCTGATGTTATTTCTTGACTTGTTAATCCAACAACTTGATCTGCAGGATCTACTACACCAATTGCTGATGTAATTTCTTGACCAGAAATATCTGGTGTAACTGCAATATCAATTGTAAGTGAACCTGGTTGAGCTGTAAATTGTGAACCTGCAACATCAAACTCTGCACTAATAATATTTGTAATAGATCCAATATCTGCTGTTGTAGAAACTCCTGTTGGTTCAACAAGAGCTGTACCTGTAAGTGTTAAAGATCCAACTGTAGATGAAAAAGATACACCTGTTAATGAAACAGTTTCGTCTGCAAGATTTCCCCATTCACCAGAGCCCCAAGATTTTGCACCCCAGCCTGTAGCGAGTAAAGTATCTTCACCCCAATAAGCTTGACCCCAGGTAAATCGGCCCCAACCTGAATCAACAGCCATTGTCGGCCCCCTATGCTAATCTTATGATTGCGTTTGATGAATCGTTTGCAGGGAACTGAATTGTGAAAGTTCCGTTCGTTGCAGTTTTATCAGAACCAAAAGCGATAACAGCAACAGCGTTAGTTGTGCTTGAACCACCATCTGTTGTTGTGTTGTAGATTAATGCGCCATTAGCTGTGAAAGAAGCTGATGTGTAAGATACATCAGAAAAATCTGTAAACGCAGTTGTTGAAGTTAAACCAACTCCAGTGTTTGTTAACGCTGCACCGCCTGCAGAGTATGCAGATCCAGCAGTGTTTGTAATTTCATTTGTTGCCGAGTAAGCAGTCGTTGATGCACCTAAAGTTGCTGAGCTTGTGTAAAGTGCAATCTTAAAAGAATGACCCCCATTACCAGAAGTTTGGAAATCGTGTTTTCCTTCTAATAACTCTTGTTTAAAACTAGAACATATTGCCGATGTAATTGCCATAATAAAACTCCTAAGGGTTCGTTGATGGTACTGTAATTCTAACTGTGCCGTCCGTATAATCGTCTCTTTTACGTCTGCCAAGTTGTTCAATACCAAACTTGTCTAATTCCTCTTTATACTTTTTATCGTAAAGTGTCAACATATCTACTGGACCTTTTAAGAATCCATATGCCTCTACAAGACAAGCATATAATAGACCATTTCCGAAGTATTGACTGATATAAGTAGTAGTATTTGAGCTTGATAAGCCAGTAGGAATAGCTTCATAATGGATCTTAAAAACATAAGTATTATCTGGCGCTGGGGCTAAAAATAGTCTTCCAGATGTTGTATCAGAAACTCCTGTTGCCCCACCAAACATAGCATAGTATTTAGGTTGACCTCTTTTTGCAGATTCTGTTGAAGGCACATATTCTTGTAGGTAAGATTCATCCTTCTTTTCTAACCATCTATTACTACCTGTAGAAGCAGATGTTGAATCATAAACTTGTACACCTTTTACAAATATAGTTTTTGCAGGAACGTTAATTGTATTTTGTCCTGTAACTAAATTACCTGTAGATTGTTTTTTATATGCATCAATCGGTGCATCTCTAAATATTCTAAGCTCTGCATTTTCAATGAACTGATCTGTAATTGTAGAAGTTAAAACATTACTATCTACTTCAGTGTAGTCTTGAATTGCTTGTGTTAATGTTGCGTATGTAAATCCTGCCATTATGGTGTCAATGTTACCGGTCCCGCCGTTA